CTGGCAGCAGATGTTAGAACAGATTTTATAAATGAAAATAATATTTTAGAAATTAGGAATATTTTAAAAAAATTCAAAACCGAAAAACTTAAAAATAAAGAATTTAATGTTAAGGAACAATATGAACCAATAACCAATGTCACACTTACTGGTACAGACATAAATCGTATTATTGATGTATTTAATAAAAATTTAAAACTTACAAAAAGAATAGAACAAATAGAAAAGGTAATTAAAAAATAATTATGGATGAGTTTGATAAAAATCTTTCCAAATCAGAAATGTATGAAAACAATGATTTGTATGCTTCTATGTCTATGGAGCCACCAGAAAACTTTAAAGAATTAAATGCTGATATAAATTTTCAAGATGGCACTATTTCCACAGTAGGTGTTGATGAAGATGATTTACCATTTTTATTAAAAACAGAAAAAAGTGATCTCATACAAGAATTAAAAAACAAAGTTGATAACAACGAAAAAATAGAACCTAGTTTTTTAAATAAAATGGGTAGTATTGTTGAAGGTTTTAAGTCATGGACTATGTCAGCTCCTTTAAGTGATTATAATATAGCTATTGACAAAGCATCTCTTCAAATTGGAGATTCAATAACTCAATTTAATAAATTAATTACAGGCGGAACTATAGGAAAGTTATTTGATAATCAACCTAGGATATTTCGTTTATCACAAGAAGGTAAGGCAGATATAACTATAAGAGCTACAAACTCAGAAGTAGATGAACAATTTTACAATATGAGTGCTGAGTTTCGTAAGTTTGGGAAGTATCATCCATTTGATGATAACGGAGAATTAAAAGAGGGTTGGCAAGAAATAACAGAATTTGTTGCTACCTCAGATGAGATTGAATACACCAACAAAAATTTTACACCAGCACCATTTCTAGAATATGGATTAGCTTATGGTGTGCCAGGTGTCGGTTTTTATAAAGGTTTAGGTCAATTCGAAACTTTTAAAAAATTTCCTATGTGGATACAAGTTTTATTAGCTGAAACTGGCGTAGAGTTTGCAATGGCATCACAAAAAAAAGATGATGTTAATTTAGGTAATTTATTCAAGGCTTTTGGAATTGGTGACATTGATGAAACTACTCCAGAATTTTTAAGAGGTGAAACATCCTTAATGACTAAATACATTAATCTTTTTAGAGAGAGTGTAGCAGCAGATTTAGACGATACTGCCTTTGAAAGAAAATGGAAAAATGCAAGTGGTAATGCACCTATAGGAGTAGGATTAGGTCTTGTTTTACAATTTTTTAAAATGGCTAAGAAATTTAAGTATAACAAAAAAGGTCGTGAAGAAGTTGCCACTAACGTAGATCAAGAAGTTGTTGTCGATAAAGGTATGGATGGTGAATATAAAGTCTACGATCAAAATGGATTAGAAACTGGAGGATTTAAAACACAAGAAGAAGCTGATGAATTTGCAGAAACTCTTGGTGAAGGGTTTGAAGCAAAATCTTTAGGAGCAGCAGCTTCACCTAATGAAGCACCTACTACATCAGTAGTAATGCAAGGTGATACTGGTTTAGTTAAATTAAATATTTCTGATGAAAATTTAGCTATATCTAATTATGACAGAGTAAGGTTTGATGAGGGTTCAGAAAGACCATTTAAAGTATTTTTAAAAGGTCAAGAGAATCATCAAAAATCTTTTACAACACAAGAAGAAGCAGAAAATTTTATTAATAGTGATATTGCAAATAATAAAATAATTGAAGAAAATAATGCTCGTATTCGTTCAAAATCAGAAAAACCATTTTACTCTAATGTAGAAAAAGCTATTTCTAATTTTACATTTAAAAAACAACCAGGCAATCAGATCCTGGCTACACTAAATAATACTGCTGGTATCAAGCAATCAGAGATACAAGACTTAGGTTTAGATACATTTTTAAAAGATAATCCCAGTGTCACTAAAGAACAGCTAGATGATTTTATTGCTGATAAGTCTTTGACTACTAGAGTTAAAGAAACAGTTTTAGAAGGTACTGAAGATATTGGCGGTGATGTAGGTGATATAAATTTTGCAGTTGGTTTTGAAGATACAAGACCAGATGTATTAACTAATGCAAATAGTTTTGATGATGCAAAATTAATAGTTAATAATAATGAAGGTTTATATGATGAAATAACTGAGTTTGGTTTAGCTAAAGGTATTTCAAAAGATGAGATGAGTGAAAATTTTGATGATTATGTTGATGAATTTTTAAAAACACAATATGGCATAACTCAAACATTTCCAGGATCATCACCAACAAAATTTAGTGATCAAACATTGCCTGGTGGAGAAGATTATAAAGAAATATTAATTACTGCTCCTGGCACCCCTCAAGTTTATACAAAACATCATTTTAATAAAGATGTGCCACCAGGTGAAAATCTTATAGCTCATGCTAGATTTAACACTCGTGAAATTAATGGAAAGAAAACTCTGTTTATAGAAGAGATACAATCTGATTTACACCAAGCTGGTAGAAAAGAAGGTTATAACACAAAAGATGCTCAAAAAGCTCAATCAGAATTTGATGAATATAGTTTATTTCTTGCAGATAAATATGATTTAAATCCACAACATAATCTTGCTATGTATGGTGGATTAAAAAATATGACAGATGCAGAAGTAAATAAATACCAGTTATTACAAAGTAAAGTAAATTTCGGTGGTGTTGCAGACGCACCATTTAAGAAAAACTGGCACGAACTAACAATGAAGCGATTAATTAAGTATGCAGTAGACAATGGTTTTGAAGCTATTTCGTTAGCACCAGGTAAAGTACAAAATGCAAGATATGATCTTTCACAAGTAGTAAATAAAATTAAAGTCACACCATCCATCGTAGCTACTGATAAAATTGCGTTATATACCTACGATAAAAAGGATTTTCTTAGCATATATAATATTCCTACAAATAGGTTGGAAGAATATGTAGGTAAAGAGTTAAGTGAAAAAATTTTTAGAGATATAGAAGGAAATAATCTATTTAAAAAATTTAATTTAGATGAATACAAAAGCTCACCCCAATCAGATTCTTCTGGTCAAGAGTTTTTAGATCAAGGTCTTTCTTATGGAACTACAGACTTAGAGATAGGTGGAAAAGGTATGAAGGGATTTTATGATGATATGCTTCCAAAGTTTTTAAATAAATTTGGTAAAAAATATAATGCTAAATTAGAAACAGGATCTATTGGCAACGAATATTCAATATATAAAGCATCAGATATAAAAGAGAATATGCCTTATACTGCAATAGGTTCAAGTAATAATACCTATGCTATTTATAAAATAATATTTAATTACGAAGCTGGCATGAATGGTCGGTATGAATTAACAATGAAAAAAGATGGGAATGTTCAGACTATAGATTTTGATCCTAATTTTGATAAAATGAAACGATCATTAGCTGAAGAGTTAGAAGGATTTAAGGTTCCAGAAATAAAAAAATTAAACAAAATCGAAGTTCCATTTATGGTAATAACTCCAGAAATGAAAAAAGACATTTTAACTGAAGGCGTGCCGATTGCACAAGTAGAAGAGCAACAAGAAAAAAATACTGCATTAGTTTAAAAATAACTACAAAAACTACAAAAAATAATATAGGGTGAGATAACATTGCGGCTCTACGCTTTGTAAAAATCTCAATAAAATCAATGGTAAAAACTATAGAAGGGTCGCAAGATTCCTTATTAAACAATATAAAATTAGGTGTAAATTTAGGAGTGACAGAAGTCGCATCATCCGAACCAGGTAAAGCTGATTTTTTAGGAGATGGTGAGCTATATGCTGGCTTATTAACTGGATTTACTAAATTAAAACCAAATAAACCAAAACCCAAAAAGGTTGAACCAACTACAGATGTAGTTCCTAAAAAAGAGGAAGTGCCAGTAGAAACTTCACCAAAAAAAGTTCAACAAGAAGAAATTGTAGATGACTTTCTTAATACTCAAAATGTCGAGGTAAATACACAACCATTAGCAGATGAAGTTGTTCCAGACGATAATATAATAAACGAAAATATAACTACTAAAAACAAGCAAGAATCAAACCTTAATTATGTCAATAAAATAGAAAATGATATTTTTAAAGAAGGTACTGATCTTAGCGACATTGCTATTTTAAATAGTATTGAAGATGCCACACCTATAAATACTGGTAAAATTAATTTTAAATATATTGAAACAGAAGATGATATAAAGAAAATACTAAATTCTGTTGCTGATCGAGTTAATAATAACAAGATAAAAAGTTTTGATGAAACAAAAGCAGATGCAAAAGGTTATAATTTTTTAGAAAATATAAATAAAAAAGATTTATTTGAAAAAGGCGTTGATTTAGATACACAAATTAAATCAGCTAGAGCTGTGCTTATTGATAGTGCTAATCAATTAAACATTTTAGCAAAGCAAGTTTCTTTAAATGAAGCTAAAGGTATTACAGATAAAAAACTATTATTAGATTTTAGATCCCAATACACAATTCATGCTTCTATTATGAATAAATATAAGGGGATGAAATCAGAAGTAGCTAGAGCTTTAAACTCACTTAAAATTAAAGAGGATGGTTCTGATTCAATTATTAATTACACCACCAAAAATAGTTCTATGGATCAAATACTATCTGATTATGGAGGAGTAAAAACTACAGAAAAACTTGCTAAAAAATATTTAGAAGTTGTAAAAACAAAAGGTCAAGCAGCAGCTGATAATCACATGGTGGAAAAAGGTTGGTTCCGAAGGCATGTTGAAGCTGTAGAAGAATTGTATCAAGGTGGTTTGATGTGGTCTACCAGGACTATTATGAAAAATGCTTTTGGTTCTATGGGGTACAGCTTACTGTTAGATGTTCCAGAAAAATTATTAATGGCTATAAACAATGCAACTTTTAATAAGCCATTACAAAAAGGTATAAATTTTATAGCTAATACTAAAAAAAAAATACAAGCAAAATTTCAAAACAGAGAATTACTAGAAGGAGAATTTTGGGGTCAAAACCCAAAGTATGATTTAGGAAATGCGGTAAGTTATATTCATGGTTATTTTTCTTCTGTGCTTGATGCTTTAAGATTAGCTTATAAAGCTACCGCAGAAAACAAGCCAAGAAATTCTAAAACAAGATTTGATACAGCAAGACAATCTAGGATTACTGGAGAGTATTTAGGTTATAAAGGAAAACTAGGTACTTTTATTGATATACTAGGAAAAACAAGTGGCTTATCTTTTAGAGCAAATATCTTTACAGACGAATTAGTAAAGAGAGTATCGGAAGCTGCTAAGGTTAGAGATGTGGCTTATGATGTCTATAAAAGAACTTTTAATGAACTAGTAGATGACATAGGCGTAGAAAAAGCAACACAAGCAGCAGAAAAAGAAGCTCAAAAAGTTTTAGATGGTGCGATACCACAAGAAAGATTTGCAGATGTTGAAGAAGCAGTTTCGACACCAGTATTTCAAAATGAATTAGGAAATGTTGCTAGTAAATTAAAAGCAATACAAAGACTGCCAGCTGCTAAATTTATTATACCTTTTTTTGATACCCCTACTAACATAGTAAAATTAGTATCATCTTATCATGGTAATTTTGGTTTAGATTTAATTCCTGGATTTAATAAAAATAAATTTTATGAAGATCCAGATTATAGAGCTAGGCAGATAGCTAGGATAACTTTAGCCAGTACAATTTGGGGAACATCACTTTATTTATTCACACAAGGTCATACAACTGGAGCACCTCCTCCTAATAAGGATATGTGGAAATTATTAAAGAGTAAGGGTTGGCAACCATATAGTGCTGTTATAGCTGATCCTAATTTACCTCCTGGCACTCCAAAGTTTGATGCAAATGGAATACCTACTGGCAACCATACTTATATTAGCTATGTAGGTTTAGAACCTCTTAGTGCTTTTCTTGCTATGTCTACATCTGTGTATGAAACATGGAACTACAAAGGCAGACCAGATTCTAATGAGGAATGGTACAGCTCTTTAGTATTAAGTTCTTATGAATATCTAACACAAGTTCCAATGGTGCAAGCTCTGGGGTTAGTAGCAGAAGTAGTAGAGGGTGATAGTTATGCTTTACAAAAACTTTCAGAAACTACTGTAGGGTCTATGCTTCCATTTTCAGCTCAATTTAAAAACTACAGTCGATTTTCTGATGGTACTATAAAAGATTATTCAGCTGATTTTGAAATAGATTATGAAGAGTATTTATTTGAAACAAATGCAAAAGGTAAACAAATTAATGTTGTAGATGAGAATGGTGAACTAGTAAATAATCCAAACTTTGGCTTACCTACATCTTCTTCAAAATTTGGTTCTACTTGGCGGCAATTAATTACTGGTAAGAATAAAATATATGATTTGATTTCTGATAAAAAAGAATACCCAGAACAACTAACTGCTTTTGGTGAACCGATTGATCGTAATAAAGGATTAACACAAGGTCAAAGAGCATGGAATATGTTTGTTGTCGGTACGCTATCGAAGGGTCAAACAATAGACCAACAAGAAATTGATTTATTGTTTATGGGTAATCCACATGATTGGGATAGCAGACAATACAAAGGCATGAAATTAACAGCAGATCAAATTTATTATTTAAAAAAAACAGCAACACAAAATACTTTTATTGATGGTAATAGTTATAAGGAAGCAATTTACGAAGCTATGTTAATTGGAACTTATACTGGTAAAAATGAAAACGATAAAACAGTCAGAAAAGATTACTCAGATCTAACACTTAAAGAAAAGGCAAATTTTATTCGCACAATAAAAGATGATTACTATACAGCTGCATGGGAAAATAAATTTCAATATGAATACCCAGACGAATATCAAGCACACAAAAAACGACAAGAATTAATTAATACAGATAAAATTATACCATCTGGTTTTGAGATGGAAGCATCTGGATTTCAAAGACAATAAGGAAAAATAATGACAGTATCAAGTACGACAGTTAAAAAAAGTTATAATGGTAATGGTAGCACTACTGCATTTACCTATGATTTTTTAATTAACACAACAGCAGAGTTAAAAGTAATAATCAGAAGTTCTACTGGAACTGAAACTGTAAAAACTATTAGCTCTCATTATAATATTTCAGACAGCTCTGGATCTGGAACAGTGACATTTACATCTGGTAATATTCCAGCTAGTGGTGAAACTGTCATCTTAATAAGAGATACCAATTTAACACAAGGTACAGACTATGTTGAGAACGACCCCTTCCCTAGTTCTTCACATGAATCTGCACTAGATAAGCTAACCCTCCAGGTTCAAGAAGTACAAGAAGAACTCGATAGAGCTATAAAACTTTCTAGAACTAACACTATGACATCAACTGAGTTTACAGTTGGTGCTACAGATAGAGCTTCTAAAATCTTAGCTTTTGATAGCTCTGGTGAAATTTCAGTCACCCAGGAGCTAGGAACAGTTAAAGGAAACTGGGGTGCTTCTACAACTTATGCCATTAGAGATATTGTTAAAGATACCTCTACTAATAATATTTTTATAGCCTTAACAGCTCATACTAGTTCTGGCTCACAACCTTTAACATCAAATACTGATAGTGCTAAATGGAGTCTATTAGTAGATGCTGCGTCAGCCACCTCATCTGCTACCAATGCTGCTAGTTCTGCAACAGCAGCTGCAAATAGTGCGACTGCCGCAGCTTCAAGTGCAACAATTGCATCTGGTCATAAAGATACAGCAACCACAAAAGCTAGTGAGGCATCTAATTCTGCATCCGCAGCTGCTACTTCAGCTACCGCTGCTGCTACAAGTCTTGATAATTTTGATGACAGATACCTCGGTCAAAAATCTTCTGATCCCTCTACTGATAACGATGGTGCATCTTTACTAACTGGAGCTTTATATTTTAATACATCTAACAATGTAATGATGGTCTACAGTGGATCAGCCTGGCAACGCACTACTCCCACATCATCCGAACAAACAAACATAAATAATTTAGCTGCTAGTGCAGTTATTACTGATATGGCTTTACTAGCAACTAGTGATGTCATTAGTGATATGAATACACTCGCAACATCTGATATCATAAGTGACCTTAATACACTCGCTACATCAGATATCGTTAGTGATTTAAATACACTAGCCACAAGTAGTAATGTCACTAACATGGCTACCCTAGGAGCTAGTGGAGTTGTTTCAAATATTGCTACTGTTGCTGGTATCTCTAGTGCTGTTAGTGCTGTCAATTCAAATTCATCAAATATTAATTCTGTTAATTCTAATTCAAGCAATATTAATACTGTAGCTGGGAACAGTACAAATATTAATACTGTTGCTGGCATATCATCTAATGTGACCACTGTTGCTGGTGTGGCATCAGATATTGCTGCTTCACCAACAAATGCAACTAATGCTGCCAATTCTGCTACTGCTGCTGCTACATCAGCTACTAACGCAAGTAATTCGGCATCAGCTGCCGCTACTTCAGCGGCTTCAGCTGCATCTGCTTATGATACTTTTGATGATAGATATTTAGGAAGTAAATCTTCTAATCCTAGTGCTGACAATGACGGAAATTCTTTAGTCACTGGTGCTTTATATTTTAATTCAAGTGCTAACGAGATGCGTGTTTTTGATGGTGGAAACTGGATAGCTGCCTCTTCTGCTGGTACTGCCTCTATGATACTTTACGAATACACAGCATCAAGTAATCAAACTTCTTTTAGTGGATCAGATAATAATTCTGCAACTCTTTCTTATTCAGTAGATAATTTACAAGTCGTTTTAAATGGAATTGTTTTAGATCCAGGAGATTTTACAGCTACTAATGGTACAGCTGTAGTTCTTGCTGCTGGAGCTGCTGCTAATGATTTATTAAATGTTTATGCCTTTAAATCTTTTACTGTATCAGAACTTAATGCAAATAATTTAAACGATGGAACAATCCCAGATGCTCGTTTCCCAGCTACACTTCCAGCTATCTCTGGTGCTAATCTTACAAATTTAGATGCGGCAGATCTTGCCTCTGGAACTGTGCCTACAGCTCGTCTTGGTAGTGGTACTGCTAGTTCATCAACTTTCCTTGCTGGTGACCAAACTTTTAAAACTATTACTGTACCCGCGGGAACAACAATTAATAACAATGCCAACAATAGATTAATTACGGGTAGTGGAACAGCTAACACCTTAGAGGGTGAAGCTAGTCTTACTTTTGACGGAACTAATCTTGATTTACCAGACGATAAAAAAATTAGATTAGGTACAGGAAATGATTTAGAGATTTACCATGACGGAAGCAATAGTTATATAAAAGAAAATGGAACTGGAGATTTAATTATACGAGCTGAATCTAATATTAAATTTCAAGATAGTAGTGGTTCAGAAACCTTTGCAAACTTCAAACATAATGATTCAGTAGAACTTTTCACTAATGGTACAAAAGTTTTTCAAACAGTTTCTGATGGAGTCGAAATTTTAGGTCATGTAAAACCTTCTGCTAGTAATACTTATGACTTAGGTACATCTAGTGTAGTTTGGCGAAACATCTATACCTCTGACTTTCACATGACTAACGAAGGTCTCGAAGAAGGTAATTCAGTTGACGGCACAAAAGGCTCTTGGACTTTCCAAGAGGGTGCTGAAGATTTGTTTTTATTAAATAACAAGAATGGCAAAAAATATAAATTTAAATTAGAGGAGTGTAAATAATGGCAATAATATCAAACGGAACAACTGTAGCTAGTGGTGGAACTGTACAAGGTTCAGCTAGTAATTTAACTGGTATTCCCGCTCCTAGTAATTCAGCTATTTTGACAGGCGTTGCTAGTGTCACCACTGGAGCTGTAGGAAGTTATATAGCTATGAATATTGGAAGTTTTTCTAAAACAAACAATCAGACTTTTGCATCAAACAATGCCATGAAATATTGTTCTTTTGGTGGAAATGAGATCAGTGGTGGTGTTCAGCCAGGTGGTACTTATCGGTCAATGGGTGAGGCAGAAGGTAATGCAAATAACCAAGATAAAAAATCAACAATATTTTTAAGGATATCATAATGACAAATTTTACTTGCATATTAATAGACGCAAAAAATCCAAAATGGTCAAACGCAGAAAAAACTATGATTGAAGTAGAAGCTAAATGGCAACACTTAGAGAGTGAAGGTTATCTTGCTTTTGGTGCTAATCCAAATGATGTCGAGGCTCATGGTGTAGATTTATATAATAGGTGTGTAGCTGGTGAATTTGGAACAGTTGCAGATTATGTAGCTCCAGATGAGGGAGGCGAATAATGACAACTAAAACAAGAGATTTATCAGATTTATTAGATGCTAATGGTGATGTTAAAGCAACTCACTTAGATAATGCTAGTGGTACTACTATTAACAACAACGCTGATAACAGACTTATAACAGGAAGTGGCTCTGCTAATACTTTAGAAGGCGAAGCCAACTTAACCTTTGACGGAACTAATTTAAAATTACCTGATAGTAAAAAAATTCAATTTGGAACTGGTGGAGATATGTCAATTTTCCATGACGGCACAAATTCTATTATTGCTGAAGAAGGTGGCGGAGATTTGTATGTTCAAAATAATGCTAACTTTGAAATTTTAAATGAAGCGGGTAATGAAACAAAAGCTAAATTTATAACTGACGGAGCAGTAGAGCTTTATCATAATAATGTAAAAAAAATTGAAACTACTTCTGGTGGTGTTGATATTACAGGAGCAATAACTGTCAATGGTTCTGCTTTAGCGGGTGGTGTTTCTGCTGTTAAAACTGTAGATATTACTTCTTCTAGTACTTACACCCCAACTGCGGGAACAAAGTTTGTCACTGTCTATGCTACAGGCGGTGGTGCGGGTGCGGGTGGTATAAACCAATCAACAACAGTTTATTATGCTTATGGTAGTGGTGGTGCTGGTGGTGCTGGTGGAACGGGTATAAGGACTTATGACGCTACTCAATTAGGTGCTAACGCCTCTATTACAATCGGAGCTGGTGGCAGTGGTGGCTCGGGTAATGCTACTGGAAGTAATGGTGGTACTACTACATTTGATCCCGCAGGAACAGGAACAACAATCACAGCTTATGGCGGTGGTGGCGGTCGTGGAATTGCTATAGCACACGGAACATTGAGCGGAATGTTTGGCTCAGGTGGCGGAACTTCAGGAGCGCAAGTTCAAATAATTGGAGAATGCGGTAATTCTAGCGATTTAAATACCGCTAGTGGCAGTACAGTAAATACACAAGCAAATACGGGTGGTGCTAGTTTTTGGGGTGGTCACAATTCAACCCGAACAGCAAATGGTAATCAAGATCATGGTCAAGACGCTTCCTCTCATGGTGCGGGTGGTAATGGTGCTGTCACAAAAGGTGCTAGTGGCAGTAAAAATGGCGGTAGTGGTAAAGCGGGTCTAGTCGTAATAATGGAGTACGCATAAAATGAAAATATGTATTTTAAATAAAACAACTAATGTCGTAGAAAATATCTGCGAGGTAGATGATATAAATAATGTTCCCTCTTTTTTAATTGGTGAAGGTCAAGTTCTAGCTACTGACCATACAGGAAAAATTGAAGATACTTGGAATGGTTCTTCTTACGATACAACTGTAGAAGAAGAAACTGATGAGCAAAAGTGGATTAATATTAGAGAAACAAGAAACCTACTTTTATCTCATACTGATTTTTATGCTTTATCTGATAGTACGCTTACTAATGAAATGCAAACTTACAGACAACAATTAAGGGATTTACCAGCATCTACATCTAATCCTAATGATGTGGTATTTCCAACAAAACCGTAGGAGTAAATAATGTGTGAATGTAATGAAGGTTATGACTGTATATGTAAAGGAAGAAACAATGTGCGAATGTAATGGCGAATGTTTATGTAGATGAAGGTTTTTTTAATCTTCTGGCTTTGCGTTCAATCACCAGGAATAACATTAAAGGATACTTGTATAACAGAAATTAGACACGAACCAATGTACGAAAGTCTAGAGCAATGCAAACAAGCAGCTATAGACTTAGCAGAATATGTGATGCGTACACCAGATGTATACCTCACAACTTTTTGTACTTCTAAAGAACTACAATCAACATAATGAAAGAACTTTTTTTAATATTATTTTTATTTACTTCTATGGCTGTATTGACAGATGCTAGAGCTAACACCAATACTGTGTCGAGTAATACTGTAGCCTCAACTACTGTAGATAAATCAGTTCCAACTGCTTCTGCTCCTCCATTTAATATTATGCAAAATGATAGCTGCTATATACCAGGAGGAAGTATTGGCATACAAACCCAGGTACTAGGCATAGCTACTGGTAAAGCATTTAAAGATATAGATTGTATCAAACTGAAATATTCAAAGCTGCTTTTTCAATATGGCTTAAAAATTGCAGCTGTGAATGTACTGTGTACTGATCCTATTGTTTATCAATCTTTAGAAAGAAGTGGCTCACCTTGTCCAGCTGGTAAAGGTTTGATTGGTCAAGATGCACAAGACTACTGGGATGAACATCCAGAAGAACGACCAGACTATGAAGAATGGCTCACAAAAAATAAAACTACAAAGAAAGAAACTGAGGTAGATAATAATGGTCTTAAAGATTTTGCTCTTATGGCTCTTTCTGTTATCCTCTTATTCTAAAGCAGAAACTCTTAATACTGGAAATTTATTAGATGAAGCTGATACCTGGGATCAAACTGGATTAGTCAGCTCTGATACTTGTTCTTATTCTGGAACATTAGATCCAGGTCAAGTTTGTTTTGGTCATAGCAACACTAGAGGAGAAGTTGATGGTGGAGGAACTATAACATCAGATCAAATAAGTTTGATTAATGATGGTGGTTTATCTATCCAGGAACTGAACCAGGGATTTGAAATGTCTTATGGTTTTGGATCTGAAAGTCATATCAGTAATGCTAACCTACCCTCATGTATAGAAACTAGCGGTGATTGCAGAGATATAATTGATTATACTTTAACACTTACTGATCCAGATGGGATCACCATAAATACTTTTAACCATTATATAGAATTAGATTATGGAGGATTGAAAGACTATCAATTCTCACAAACAATAGATCCTAACAATTATGCAGATATCTTTAGCCAAGTTTCAATTTATGGAGTTGACTCTGGCTACACAGGCGGCAGCTTCGGAGCAATCATCTATGATCCCTACCTGGCTATTGAGTATACAACTTATGTTTTAATTGATGAGATCATCGACATTATAGATGATGCTGTTGAACAAATAGATATACCAGATGTTGTTGAGATTGAGATTGATCTGCCAGAAATATTTGACCAACCTATTGAAATAGAAATAGAAATTACAGACATAGAGCTGCCAGACTTAGAGGTAGTGCAAGAGATTGAGATTATTGAAGTCATTGAGATTGAAGTTGCTGATGCTCAGACAATGGAAATGAACATGGAGATTGAAATGGAAATCGAGATGGAGCTAGAGATGGAGCTAGAGCAAGAAATGGAAGCTGCCATTGAAGAAACAATCCAGGAGAATATTGATGAACCCAGCGAACCAGAACCCACTACTGATGATGTTGAAGGATCAGAACCAGAAGAAACTACAGAAGAGGAAGCTGAACCAGAACCAGAAGAACAAGAGCAAGAAGAAGAACCCAGAGAAACTTTAACAGCTGAAAAAAAACAAGAAGTAAAAGAAAAGATTGTAAAAAAAATGATGGAAAAAACAGATAAGAATAATCCAAATTCACAAGCTCAGACAATGGCATTGATGGTTATCCTTACAGATACCCAGGCATTTAATGAATACACTAGCAAAGAACTAATAGAGCCTATTGCATTTCAAAATCAATCCTTGCCAGTACAAGAAATGATACCAGATCCTTATGGTGGATTATTTGAATCAGCACAAAACAATTTAATGGAGCAGTTGATTAACTCACAGTATTAATATGGAAGCAGAATTTGGCGGAGTAAAATTTAAGGGTGGTAAAATTTTTGGACTACTCATAGCTCTAAGTACACTTGTCGGAGGTTTGTATGGTGGTTTTGTTGCTTATAAAGATTACCAAGACATGAAAGAAACAATGCTTAATTATACAGCTCCAGATCTATCTGGTTTTGATAAACGCATTGACCTGGTACAACAAGAAATTGAGATGATATCTGGTGAAATGAGCATGATGTTATCGGAAATAGAATTGGTGGCTGGTGTAGCTACCGAACTCAAAAATGATTTAAAGACTGATATTAGACAGATGGAACAAGATAACAGACACATAGAAACCATTGTCGATTCAATTAAGAACAAAACTAGAGATGAGCTGCGGTTGTTTGAAGATAGCATCAAAGAGCTAGAGGCAGATCTAGTATTAAGAATACAAAAAGCATTAGAGAACCCACTAAATAACATGGCGGTAGTTAAGTAATGGCAACACAAGGTGATAAGATAAACAAACTTAATTTAGAAGTAGAACTTATTAAGAAAGATATTTCTATAATTAAGAACAACCATCTAACACATATACAAGCTGACATAAAAAAGATTAATTTTGTTTTATGGTCTGTCGGCTTTGCAGTCTTTGCTAATTTAATTATTTTAGTCAGAGATATTATTGGATAAGAAGCACGCTAAAGGTACAGCGTCAGAGTTTGCAGTATCTAAATACTTCGCAGAAAAAGGTTATTATATATTTACATCCATAACCTCCTCTACTTCTCCTATAGATCTTATAGCTATCAACCCAGAAACAAACGACCAACTCTTTATAGATGTCAAAACATTTTCTTGTAGAAAAACTGGCAAACAAAAAGGAACAATTATTAATCGTTCATTATCAGATGAACAAAAAAAATTAGGAGTGAAAATAGTATATTGCTATGATGACGGAACAATACGATTTAGAAACAAAAGAAAGAATAAAACTTCACGAAGGTTGCGTTCTAAAAATTTATGATGATCCCCTATTAGGTGCAGCCGCACCCACTATCTTTTATGGTCACCTCTGTACTGCTAGTGATCCCTGGAAGCCAGGCATAACATATACGCAAGCACAAGCAGAAGCAGTCTTTGAAGAGGATTATGCAATAGCAAAAGAAGATGCAAAAAAATTTATTGGTGATGTCGTAGTACCAGATGAAATAATCTCTGTAGTAGTGGAGATTGCTTTTAACATTGGTGCTAGTCGTTTAGCTGGCTTTAAATTATTTAAAGCTGCAATCCAAGATCAAAACTTTGTGGAGGCTTCATTTGAATTAGAAGATTCAAAGCTCTATCGTCAACTAGAAACTAGATACAAACCATTAGTAGAACTCATAAGGGAGGCATAAATGATTGCAAAACTACTTGGAATGACTGGATCAATAAAAGAACCAGTAGAAGCTGTAGGTTCAGTTTTAGATAATTTATTTACCAGCAAAGAAGAAACACTAACTTTAGAAATAGCTAAAGAAAGACTAGCTGCTAAACCAGCATTAATACAAGCAGAGATTAATAAGGTACAAGCTGGTCATAGGTCTATGTTTGTTGCTGGTGCTAGACCTTTTTTAATGTGGGTTTGCGGTGTTGGTTTCGCTTATGCTTTTATTGTAGAGCCGATGCTTAGTTGGATACTGCCAACTGCTGATAAACCAGAGCTTCCATTAGACGTTATGATGGAATTAACAGTAGCAATGCTGGGTTTGTCATCTCTCAGAACAGTAGAAAAACTTACTAATAAATCAAAATAGGAGGAAATATGGAAAAAATAAAATCAATATGGAATAGTTTAAATAGAAACTTTCAGTTATTTTTGATGGGAGCAGCAGCTCTTATTGTTATTTCAATAATTAGTTCAGCATTATAATGGTGATTAAAGAAGAAATTTTATTTTTAAGAGATAAAAATAGCAAATTAAAGAGCAAAATCAGAGAGTTAAATAAGATAATTAAAGAGATGAAAGAGAATGAGGTCTTTTTAATTAATAGATTAGATGTTGAAAAACAACTGAAACAACAATATCGAAATGCCAACTTTGGTGAGTTAGTTATTAATAAAAAAATGAACGAAATAGAACAAGAAATTGTCGAACAAACTAACCAGAAGCCTTAGAGAACAAGAATATCTAGATTTATTTCAACAAGGCAAAAAGAAATCCCCTGGCGAACTTATGGATGAAACTAAAGAAGCTGGGAGAAGATGCACTGATTGCCAGAAAAACCTATGTATAGGTGATGGTGTACAATGGATGTGCTGGGATTGTCAGCATAATAAATACAACACAAACAAGGAGTGGATATAATGCCAGGAAAAGGACTTTATAGTAATATTAATTCTAGGCGTAAAAAAGGAATCTCAAGATCTAAAAAGAACTCAACTATCTCAGCAAAGGCTTACAAGAACATGAAAGCTGGGTTTCCTAAAAAGAAAAAATAAGATATAAAATACCCTTCCTATGGGAAGGGTGGCAGAGTTGGTTGATTGCACTAGTCTTGAAAACTAGCAAACATGAAAGTGTTTCGTGGGTTCGAATCCCACCCCTTCCGCCATACTAAAATGTTGTAGTTTAATTTGTGTTTAATTTGGTGTTATTGCATTTTAAAATAAAAAAAACTATATTTTTCAATGGTGGTTAGCGGTCTTGAAAACCAAAATAAAACAAAGTATATCAACAAAAAAATACTGAAAAACTTGAATAACACAATAATGTTGATGTCTGTATACTAAGTATATTTAGTCTAATTTGGTGTTAATTTGGTGTTGTATTTGGTGTTATAATACCTATCTTAATAAGTATGAAAGCACACAAAGTTAAAAACAATGGCAAATGGGTATGGAGAGTTAGAATACCTAATGGCAGAAATGCAGATGGTAATTATCTCTATGCTTATGTTTACGCAAACACTTCTAAAGACGCAGTAGAAAAAGGTTATGCTAAAAGAGAAGAGTTAAAAAATAAAAATAATATTTTACCGTCTACAGATGGTAAAGCTAACATCACTTTAGAAGAAGGAATAAAAAAAATTTGTATGTTCTGGGATACTTTAAGTGACGACAGATTAAATGATCCAGAAGGTAATGAGGGTATTGAACCAAAAACTGCTAAAGGCTACAAATCAAATATTGAAGTAATTTACAAAACAGATGTAGATTTAAAAACAGACATAAATGATATCGATAGTGTTTTTGTAGAAGATAAAATTTTAAATGGATTAAAAGATAAAAAATTTAATTTATCTAAAAGACA